TGAAGCCCGCCGAGAACATCATGAAGGACCCTGAAATCACCAAACAGGTGGTCAGTGCCCTCGAACTGCTAGACGAGATGCTCAAGGAGAAGGTCACTTTCACTGGCCCCAAGGGATTAGGCATCGACTTCGCTTCCCCAATAGAGTCACCTAGTGGCCCCACCACCCTCACAGAGCCCAAGAACCTGCCAGACCACGACCCCGGTCACAGGGAGTCCAAGGGCGGTGCTTGCTGGTGCGGTGCCAAGCGTGGGCAGGAGTGCGAGCAGGGCCTAGCCACTAAGATGGAGGATTGCCCCAAATTCTCACCACCGCATAAAGAAAAAGACGATAATCACGTTAAAATCCCCGTTTCATGATGGGGTTTAATATAGGATGAAGCCAAGTCTGGCAGCCAATGTTGATGATGGATGCTCCTATTGAGGACCCCATTCTACTGAAAAGCAGGTCCAGCGACCTAGTCGTCGCAGGCTACGCATCAGTCGAGATGGTGGACAAGCAAGGAGACCTAATCACCAAGCCCGCACTCAAAGACGCCTTTGGCAAGTTCATGAAGTCTCCCGGCTTCAGAAACGTCCAATTGGCTCATTCCAACATACAAGTAGGGGAGGTAATACCCAACTACGAGGACACGTCAGGCAGAGTCTGGAAGTCCGAGGTAGACGAGACTGGTATGTTCGTGGTCATCAAACTAAGAGATGACATAGAGAAGGCCCGAGAAGTGGCCGCAGAGATTCGCAAGGGGAACCTGAAGTCGTTCTCCATCGGTGGACAGGCTTTCGAGCGTGTCAACAAGCACGACGGCACCAGAGGTGACTATCGTGAGATAAGCCGCATGGAGTTGCACGAAGTGACCATTTGCGAAAAGGGCATTAATCCTGAGGCCCAGTTTAGAATCCTAAAGGAGGATACAACAAACAAAGGTGAAAACATGACAGATGAAGAAAACACAATGTCTGAGTTGCAGAACGTGTTAGAGAGGCTTTCAAAGCGTCTCGACGATGCTGACGAGGCGGAAGCCGCAGTCAAGGCAGAGGACACCGAGAAAGCGATGAAAGAAAAGAAAGAGAAGAAAAACGACGAAGATGGTAATATGGAGGAATCTGAAAAGATGGACAAGAAAAAGGGAGAGGACGACAAGATGGCCTACTCCAAGTCCGAGGAAATGGATGACGTCATTACCACAGACTATCTGCAGTGGCTAGAGAGCACTGTGAAGTCCGCTGGGTACGACCCAGAGGCTGCACGAGATGCTCTAGAGTCTGGAGATGTAGACGGAGTAGAGAAAGGCTACTCGCCCGGAGAGCACGGCTTCGACCACAGGGGTCAAGGCAGCATCGAGGGCGCTGGCGAAGATGACTCCGGTAAGAGGCCAAAGCCGAACTTCGGTGCCGCACCAACTGGCAACAAGAACGTCATCAAGGCCGACGACTACATCGACGCAACCTCTGTGAGCCCCTCACAGATAGAGGAAGCGTATCAGGTCTACAAGGCCGCTGCACTAGAGCAGAGGTTCAAGACCGACCTAGGCAACGAGTTCTCCATGAGACTCACCAAGGAATTGGAAGAGGCAGAGACCGCACAGGCTAAGGACGAGTTCGACGCAAGAGGGCCTCTAGCAGACCTGCAGAAGGCAGTTCTATCCCTCTCTGAGAGGATTGAGAGCATACCCGCAACTGCTGGCGAGACTTTCGCCAAGAGCGAGTCTTCTGCTATGATGAGTACTCCTGAGACCCAAGAGATGGCAGAGACGTCGTGGGACGATGTCCACAGGCTGGCTGGAAAGGCTCTTCAGGGAGGTGACAACTGATGGCACGTGATTATGTACGAACAATACAAGATATGGAAAGATACTACTACGGTGGTACAGCAACGACCGGGTACACCTACAGCAGTGGAGACATACTGAAGGCCGACGCGCCTCTCCTGTCTACTACGGCTGGTACCTACCAAGCAATCTACGGAAGGAAAGTTTGGTCGCAACTGAACCAAGAGTTCAATGCGTTTAGCATACTTCCAAAGAAGCCTTGGGAGCGAAGTGGGTGGAGAATCATCACCGCCAAGCCTAATTTCAACGTAGGCGGCGGACTGGCTGAGAACGCTACTCTGCCAGAGACCACCAAGCCTGACTTCCTACACGTGGCTGCAAAGCCCAAGACCATTGGTCACTCGTTCGACCTGAGCGAAGTGTCCATGTTCCTTTCTGACAAGGATGACGGTCTTGGAGACGTGCGCCAAGTGCTAAAGGAAGAGATGGGGAAGCACCACGCTGACCACATCAACAGGATGCTCTTGAAAGACGTCGACACCCCAGCAGGCAACGACCTAGAGTCTCTAGACAGGCTCACCTCGGACCCTGCTAAGATGACGACGACCCAAGGTGCAGTCAGTGCCCTAACCGACCACGACATCTACTCCATCACCAGAGATGGTAGCGTTGGATTCCACAGCGCAGAGGTAGACGTCGGTGGAGACGCGAGCACTTCCGCAAGCAACAGGAACCTCAGCCTGAATCAACTGGACGGACTGTTCCAGCAGATTTGGACTCGTGGTGGTAACCCCAAGGTCATGCTGACTGGGTACGATACCCTAATGCGTGTCCAGCAACTCCTACAGAGCCAGCAGAGGTTCATGGAGTCCAAGAGGGTCACACCAACCTACAACGGCGTGAAGGGTGTTCCCGGTATCGAGGCTGGATTCATCGTGGCTACCTACAACGGTGTGCCCCTGATTCCATCCAAGGACGTGACCACAGACGGTATTTCGAGGATTTACTACTTCGATACTGACTACCTGTGGTTCCAGACTGCTATCCCAACTCAGTACTTCGAGTCGGGTATCGAGACTGGTGACCCGTTCGCCATCAACAGACTAGGACAGGAAGGACTCTACCGAACCATGGGTGAGGTATGGGACGCTTTCTTCGGTGCAGGAGGTTCTATCCGAGACCTACAGTAGGTGGAGGAAAGATAACAGAGGTGATATGATATGGATATGATAGAAGTAAAAACAACCACAACAGGAACGATGGCAATCCTCGGCAACTTTGAGTTGAGGGCAGGGTCTCAAGGCACTGAAGAGCATCTAGGGCCTAACTACCCCGGCGCATTGGATGCGTTTGCCGCACGACAGGCTGATACCGCAAACGGATACGACCCAGCGCCAAAGATGGCTCTTCTCAGAGTCACTCTGGCTGGTAACGCAAGCAACCACGTGTTGACTGGAACAGGCATAAACAGCATTCTGTTCACAGCAGCATCGCAGAGAGGGACGGCTACGGCAGGGGATGCCCTAGACACTCTCTCGGTACTAACTGGTTCTGTTGGCGCTGCAGATGCAAACACCGGAAAGAGAGACGTTCAGTTACAACTAGTCTCCGAAGGTGGCTCAGCAACAGCAAGCGTTGACGTCATGGTGATGTATAACTGATTGTGAGGTGACCTAGAATGCCAACAATATATTGGGCAGGACTGAATATGGACGTCCGCACGAGACACGGATACTTCAGCAGGAACGAAGGTACCGTAGTCGCTCAAGATTGGTTGGATGAAAGACGACGCCACTTTGAAGGTAACAACTGGCGCATCTTAGAGGACTACCCCGGTGTCCTCTTCACGCAAGACGATGGTGACGGAATCCCGGACACGAATTGGTTGAAAGCAGACATACAAGTATGGCTGCATGACAACGGAGTAGAAATGTCCGGGCTCCGCGCCACGAAAGCGAAGATGCTAGAAAAGGTTGATGAAGTGCTATCGTCTGAGGTCGCACAAGAGGAGGAATAAACATGGCAGATGTATTAACAATAGACCCAAGAAAAACAGTATTCGGCAACAAGAGAGTAATCACAGGAACGATTGCTCTAGACGGCAGCGGCACGACCTATGACCTAGACCTGAGTGACGACCTCTCAGAAGTAGAAGGTATCATGGTGAACGCTACTGGCAGCACCGTAAGGGCAGCAGTTACCAACAGCATCAACGGCACCACAGTAAAACTAGGTGCTTTGGTTGCTAGTGTGACCTACTCTTTCGTCGCTATAGGCGAACGCTGATTGGGGGTAAAACCCCATGACCGACGTAAAAGTTTTCGAG